TTATGCATTCCACTTTAAACTGTTCAAATAGATCTTTGTCTAATTTAACAGATGTTAATTGTTGGTTTTTTTCACTCATAATATATTTTTATTTATTTATATAATATACATATATAAAGGACTTTAATAAGTCGCAGAACATAAATGAGTTTTGTGAAAAGGACACCATTTACATTTATCGGATGGAGTAGGTTGGTGGTCAACATCTTTGTATCCGTTTCTATCAAATGCATTTTCTACAAATTCCTCTATAGATTTGGATACCTTGTTTAATTTTACTTTCCCTGATGCAGGTTTGTATAATTGTACACGTTTGATCACAAAATCCTCATTTTCATATAGTTTACGTTTTACAATCATAAACTCAATTTCTATATTCTCTATTGGATGATTGTATATCTCAGAGAAATATTTTTTGTATAAAACAAGTTGGAATTGTTTTTGTTCATCGGATTTTTCTCGTTTACCCCAACCTGATTTGCTTGTTTTGATGTCTATAATCTTGATTGTGTTGGTTGGTTCGTGATACATTACTATATCAAGGTAACCTTGAAACAATACATTATACAATTTTGGGTGAGGGTGTAAAGATAGAGGCAACTCAACTCCAACTAAATGCCAACCGCGTTTAGAAAAGTACTTCCCTCTATCTTTAGCTAATTCTCGAATGATAGAAACTCCATCATCGTAAAAATCCCTTAACTCATCTGGGGTTACAAAGTGTTTGTTGTTATTAGCTTTGTATTGTTTTTTGTATTCCTCCCTTAAAGCATCTTGAAGCATTTCTGAAGTGTTTAGTCTGTCTGCTTCAGTTCCACTCTTTTCATACATTGTGGTTAGATAGGTTTGGATTACCTCATGTAATGCGGTTCCAAAAATAGTATGAATGGATGAGGTAAATTGCTTATGCCCCTCTCTATATTGGAGTGACCATTTTTTAGGACACTCATTAAACATAGATAACTGTGAATAGGACACAAGTTTTTGAGATGCAAAATCAATTTGAGGCAGTTGTTTGCTCTTGATTTCTTTCAATAAGGAAGGTAACTTCTTTTTCATTGTCTAAATGTACAAAACTTTTTTTAATTTTCCAAGGGAAAAAGAAACCCCCACGATAGCGACGTTGGGGGTTTCGCCGTTACAGTTTTGTAACGGTCCTAAATATTATTTAATGATACCTGCTCTAACTTGCATCATTCGAATTTCATCAATGTTTTCTTGAGATCCAATAATTGAATCGTAATCAACCATTGTTAATGTTTTACCTGAAGCGGCTAGTGAAATGATTTTTTCTGCTACATCATGTAAATCCATGTCTGTTTGAGCATCTTCTCTAGCATATTCGAGTAAACGAATAAACAAAGGAACATCTACTGAAATTATGTCTTTTGGGTTATCCATCTTAGTAGTTGTTTGGTTCTTCTACTTCTTTTCCTTCGTTATTATAACTTCGTTGTGTTAACAATGATTTGATAGTTTCATTATTGCCCTCTAAACCTACATTCTGATTTAATCCTGCTAAAGCATCAATTAATTGAGTTTCTAAGGCTACTTTTTGATTACCATAAGCATTAATTTGCTTGTGTAACTTCATTTTATCAGGAAAGTCTGCAGTTTTTTGTTTAATTATTAGGTCTGATATTGTTTTAATCAATTTCATCCAATCATTTGTAACCTCAGTAATTTCAGAAGATTCATCATTATTTTGATCATTCTCTTCATTCATTGAAATTTCATCTAAAGTAACAATTAAACTATATTGGATATCTCCATTAGGTAATGCTGTATATGTTACATCAGGGTTTCCTTCAATAGTAATTTCACCACCTTTATCTGTAATATATTTATGAGCATTTGTAAATTCTTGAGCATTATCATATGCATCTTCATCAGCATATTCACTTGCTTCCCAAACACCTGTTACTTCTTCTCCTTCTTCAGAATCTTCTGGGATTGATGTGTTGATTAGATCATTTAAGAATTCTTCAACTTCATTTCCACCTTCAGCTTCATTCATTGAAACTTCATCTTTCACTTTAGCTTCCATATCTGAAGTTTCATCTTCATTAACATCTTTGATGTCGTCTCTTTCTCTGTTTGGTTTTACCTCGTAACGTTCACCTAAGAAATGCTCAAATGCCATTTCATAATCTGTTTTTGGTGTAGCTGGGATTTGGTTGATTGCTCCAATTCCAACGATTCCTCCGATCATAGATTCATTTAAAGATTCTTTATCCGCTTCTTCGATTTGTTTATTGATAACAGCTCTATATTCACTTTCTGTGATTACACCTGCTAACATCTGCATACGTAATTGTTCGTTTGTCATTTTTAAGTATTTTATTATAAATATTATAAACCTTTTGTTTCTACGGTTTTTTTCAGTTTTTCCAAATACAATATAGCATCCATATGCTCTTGTTTAGCATGTTCGATCCATTCTAAAACAGATAAATCTTCACGATCTAGATCTGTGTTGTATTTTTCTTTCCCAAATGCTGCTCTTTTAACAAACTGGTCTATAATAGAGTCTACGATAGAATCTGTTTTTTTAATTGTTCGAGTGTTTAGTGATTCAAATTTTGGTCTTCCGACGTCTGCGTTTCTGGTCATTTTTTTAATAATTTTTCTGTTTCTTTCTCATCAACACCCATTTTCCAAAGAATATCCCTTAAACCGTATACTCTTAAAATGTCAATGTATTCTTCAGCTTCGCCTAAGCTACATTCAAAATATTTTGCTACGTACTCTACTAACGTAGTGTTTTGTTTTTTGTTTCTTGACTTGATGTATTTCAAGAAAACCTTAGTTTTTGGGATCATTTCTCTATAAATTGTATATGTTTGTTGTTTGTTCTCGTATGGTAGAGTTTGAACATAATTTGCCAATTCAACATAAGCTATATTCATAGATACATATCGATGTATCATGTAAGAGTTCCATTTATCCCATGAATCCTCTGAAATATTTTCAATAGGTGTTTTATAGAGGGTGATTTCATTCAACCACCCCCAAATATCTTTTATCTGTTTCTTAGACATCTAAAGTAATATCTTTATATTCTTCACGAATATCTAAAGGGATAGAATCAACTAAGATTTTTTTCGATTCTAAATCATAGAATACAGGGATTGGAATTAATGAATCTTCATCTGCTCCAATTAAGAATTTAGAAATTTTACGGATAATAACTGCTTGTCCGAATAATTTACCTCCGTTAAATCCTTCAATAGAGGTTGTGTTTTTGAAATCAATGTTCAATTGTGGTTGCTGTTGCATATAACTTATTTATTTGTTTGAAATACTTTTTCTGTTGTTCCATCATCATAACATTTGATAAGGAATCTGTTTGATTCTAATTTGGTTTCATTACCCATCATATCAATTACCTTAATTAACTTACGTTTATTCATTGATAATTCGTTAATTCCAGCAAATCCTACATTCTCAGTTTGATTAATGATAATTGTTTTATAGCCACTTGTTTTATTATAACAATATACAGTTAATTGGTAGTTATAGCACCCGGTTGAGTCAATCATTGGGTAGTTCACCATATATGTTTGATATGTACCTGTTGTATCAATAACATACCACACGCATAAAATACTGTCTAAACCACTATTAATAAAACTATCTATTGTCATATATGCTGTATCAATAGTGTTAAAGTTAATAGTACAATCTTCATATGCTACAGCATATGTGTTAATTGGATTTGTACATGTACCCGATGCCGTTATAATTAATGTATCATTTGCTGTTTGGGACATTAACTCAAATGAAATAACACTCATAAGTGTTAATAAAGATAATTTTAAATTTTTCATAATTTAGTTTTTGTTTGTTTTTTCTTTTTTATATTCTATAAAGTCATGAATAAATCCTGCTGCTACAATTAAATTCATTCCCATAGACATTATTACCTCTTGTATATCAGCGTAAATAGATGTCATCAAATGGATATGTCCTATTGTCCAGAAAGGTACGGCTAAATTTTGTGATACCCACGAAAGACTGTATTTTAAGAAATGTTTCATAGTACCTCTAATATTTTAGCAATTGCACTCATCACATTAATTTCTTTATCTATTCGGAAATTTGCTTGATACAAATGCTCGTTTAAAATAATTGCGATTGATCCTTCCTTACCTGGGGCATATTTAGGGGCATATTCAAACAGATTGCGGTATAGTTCCTCGAAATCCTTAACGTTTGAATCTGCTATAATCTGTCTAATGGTAATCCATTTTTTACTACCTGCTAGCTCTTTCAATACATCTTTGATGTAATTGTTTGAGGTTAAAACATTTCCATCAAGTACAACAGCATCATCCTTTACAGACATTTGAATTACATTCAACATCTTTCTCATGTCAGGGTAGTACTGTAAAATTAATGATTTGATATCTTCTTGTTCGTACGACAAAGATAATTGATCAGCTAAAATCCAAGTTAAATGGTTATACACATCCATTTTTGTTGGTGGTACAATTTTAAGTACCTGGCAACGTGATTGAAGTGGATCAATAATTCGCTCAATAAAATTACAAGTTAAGATAAATCGAGTTGAGCGAGAGAATGTTTCAATTACATTTCGTAAAGCGGCTTGTCCCTGAATTGTGATGAAATCTGCTTCATCCAGGATTACTACTTTAACACCTTTCCAAGATGCAGCACTAGCGAATCCTTTTACTTTCTCTCGAATAGTATCGATTCCGTTTTCATCAGATGCGTTTATATAAAGATAATCGCAATCTAGATTTTTAACGATAATTTTTGCTAGGGTAGTTTTACCTGTACCTGCAGGACCATAGAAGATGAAGTTTTGGATGTCACCTTGGTCTAGATACTTTTGTATTGTCTCTTTAATATTTTCGTTACCAACATAATATTTTAGTTCGGTAGGACGAAAACGTTCTACATATAACGTATTTTCTTTCATAACCTTAATATACAAAAAAGGCCTGTCTATGACAAGCCTTTCTTTAAATTTTATAATCCTGCTAATTTTCGCATTCTATGTAAATCGAAATCAAAATCCATTTCCTCTTTCAATGTAGCTTTTTTCACTAAAAGTTTTTGTCTTTGGTCTTTTGAAATACCTGTTACAACCAATTTGTATTGTCTTCCATCTTCTGTTTCAACAGATTCAGTTTCGTATTTTGCTGTTGGAACATCTCCAAGTTCTTTTTGGAACGCTTTACGGATTTTATCAATTTTATCCATACTATCTGCAGTTACAGATAATGGTGGCACTGTTTCGGCTTTAGTTTTTTCTACAGTTTTTGGTGCTTCACCTCCATCTTGTTCAATATCTATCAACTTAAACTCTACACCTGCATTGTCCATGATTGTTTTCAATACTTTAGACAAATATGGTTTGGTTTTGTAAGGATTTTCAAGTGTTGAAGGGAAAATAATTTTTCCATCTTTTACTACATAATGAATATCTTGTTCCAATTTACCAGCATATTTTTTCAAATTGTCTGGTGTTTTCATTGGGTAGTAATTTTTCCCGTATGTACCAACTAAACTTTTTGGAAGCGACTTACCTGAAAGTGTAAATAGATAGTCGTTTAGACTACCATCGTTTCCTTCTGCTTGCCATCTTTCGAATCCAGATTCTGCTTCTTTTTCAGTTGCAGCCCATGCTTCAGGTACTCTATTTTTGATATCAATTATCTTGAATGCTTTTTCGTCTTCTGAACGAGAATCCCAATCTTTCCAAGCAGCTCCAGCTTTTTGTGCAGGAATTGAAGGACCAAATGCTTTTACAATTGCTTTAGGATCACGCATATTCTGTGCGTAAATACCGTAGTTAGCGGTATTATTCATAGCATCAAGTGCCGCGTTTATATCGGTTGGTTGAACAGCAAGGTCGTAGTTAACCTTCATTTGTTTCATTCCATCTTCGTCGCCTTCAATTTCGCGTAATATATCTGTTAATTTCATTATTTTTTTATGGATTTAAATGTTCTTTTCAATTTATCCTTTAAATCATTACGTTGAAGAACTAAAACAGAGTTTTGATCCTGGACAACATAGTACCCTTTTAAATTATTAATTGCGTATTTTCTATACATATTCATTCTTCGTGGGTCAGACTTAGCAGCACCAAATACAATTTTATCAGGTTTAAATTTAGATACAGCCTGATTTATTATTTTCATAATTGTACTCATGACCCGGAATAGATTACCTTCATTAGTATCGATTTCATAATCCATAATGTCTCTTCCATCTACAACACCAAAAGCTATTTCCATTTCTTTATCGCCATCTACACCAAAAGCAACTTTATAAGGAGTACCTTCATCTGTGTCAAAATATGCCTCTTTACGGATTGGAATGAAGTTGTATTCGTATGGTTTTGCAGATGCTTCTCCTATTTCATGTAAAATATCTATTAATTTCATTTAAAGTACTTTATTATACATATTAATAGTCTCCGTAGATGTTGTATCGTTTAGGTGGTTCCGGTTTTTTATTTTCGGTTCGAATAACATATACTTTACTATCTAAAGGAGCTAATCGAAATTCTGCTTTTTCTTGGTTTTTATCAAACCATGCTTCTAAAACACTAGTAAGTGAATTATATACTGTATTGGTAGGATCGCCAACAAGCACCCAGTTATCACCAGGTGCTTGTCTATTAGCGATTAATTCATTGAACTCTACTTGTTCCATATTACATCATTCCCATCATCGGATCCATTCCAGATTCTTTTTTATCCTCTGGGTTGTCAACGATTGTACATTCTGTTAATAGGATTGTTCCTGCAATTGAAGCAGCATTCATAAGTGCATTTTTAGTCACTTTATGTGGATCGATAATACCAGCTTCTTTCATATCAACGATAGTTTCTGTTTTGATATTGTAACCACTCCATACTCCATCAGCTTTACCAATTTCCATATTGATTGGGTACATATCACGCTCATCATATCCTGCATTTTTCAAGATTGTTTCAAATGGTTTACCACATGCTCTGTAAACTAATGTTTTACCATAGTTAAAGTCATCAGAAACATCTTTTTTATAGGTAATACCCTCACGAGCATATAATAAAGCTGAACCTCCACCTGGTACGATACCATCTTCTAGAGCACATTGTGTAGCGTGTAAAGCATCGTCTACACGATCTTTTTTCTCTTTCATTTCAGTTTCAGTACTTCCACCTACATGAACTAAAGCAACACCACCTACAAATTTAGATAAACGTTCTTGTAATTTTTCTGCTTCAAATGGTGTAGTAGCTTTTTCGATTTGTGAAGTAAGTTCTTCTGCTCTTGCTGTAATTGATTCTTCTTCACCACCACCATCAACGATTGTAGTTTTCTCTTTAGTAACTGTTACTGTTTGAGCTTTACCTAACCAAGCGAAATCAAATTTATCCAATTTCATTCCTTTTTCCTTGTCAAATACTTTACCACCAGTTAAGATAGCAATATCCTCAAGGATCAATTTACGACGTTCACCAAAGTCAGGTGCTTTAACAGCAGCTACTTTTAATGTACCACGCATTTTATTTACAATAAGTGCTGCTAATGCTTCACCATCGATATCTTCTGCAATGATCAATAATGATTTTCCACTTTGAGCTACACCTTCCAAAATGTGAACCAATTCTTTAACTGGGTTGAAACGGTGATCTGCTAATAAGATATAACAATCATTCAAGACTGCTGTCATTGTGTTATTGTTGGTAACAAAATATGGAGATTTGTAACCACGGTCAAATTGAATACCTTCTACAACTTCTAAATATGTTTCGTCTGTTTTAGATTCTTCAATGTAAACTACACCTTCACGTCCTACTTTTTCCATAGCACGAGAAATTAATTTACCTACTTCAGGATCATTATTTGCTGAAATGGTAGCAATTTGCTCTAATTGTTCTTCAGATGTAATTTTCTCTGAATTAGATTTAAGTGTAGCTAATACTTCTTTTACACCTGCATCAATTCCACGTTTGATCTCAACTGCATTTGCTCCTTCATTCAATTTAACTAAACCGCCTTTAACTAACTCACGAGCCAATAAAGTTGATGTTGTTGTACCATCTCCAGCATGGTCAGCTGTTTTGATAGCTGCTTGTTTTACCATTTGAGCACCTAAGTCCTCAATTGGATCTTCCAATGAAGCAATCTGTTTTGCTACAGATACACCATCTTTTGTTGAAACAACCATTCCATTCTCTACATAAACAACGTTACGTCCGTTTGGACCTAAAGTTGCTACTACAGCATCTGCTAAAGTATCAATACCTTTAACTAATTTTTTTCGAGCGTCTGCTCCAAATTCAATTCTCTTACTCATACTTCAATTGATTTTACTAATTCAATAACTTTTTTTCTAATAACTTCTTCATCGGTTGTTGACATTCCAAGGGAATTTATAGATCCTCTCATCTCATAACAGAAATCTTTTCTAAGTAAATTACTTAAGGTATCAATAGAACGTAAAGTACCTTCCATTTTCATTCTTTTTTCTTCTAGATTATGCATTTTCTTCTTTATTAATACGTGCTAAAATTTGATTTTCTGGTCCAATAAAATAATCATCACCTTGGAATTGTAATTTAGTGAATCCCATAGTTGGCAATACTACAATATCTCCTACTTTTACCTCACATGGTAAAAATGTACCTGTAACTGTGTATTTACCAGGTCCTACTGCTACTACTTCTCCTTGTTCATTTCTGTCTTTTCCAGCATCTGGGATGAAGATAGATCCAAATTGTGTTTCTTCTAATTCGATTGGTTTTACAATCACTGCATCGAATAATGCTTCTAATTTACTCATAACTCTACTCTGTTTAACATTGTTTCTAATCCGTCTTTAACGGTATTCCAAGTTGAAATATAATCTTGAATAGAATTATATTCTGCTTGGTTTTCATAAAATTTTTCTTTGGCTATACGATTTAACGCATTTCTAAATGAAGTATAGTAACCTAATGGTTTTTCGGTTTCTTTACCTGTTGATTTTTTACCTGCAAATCCTCTTGTAGAAATGGATTTTGTCATTACGGTAAAATTTGTAGCATCCTTTACAATATAAAATGGCTCCATTAATGGATCCTTAATTGTACATAAATTGGATTGTGTGTCATTCTCGTCTCTAGCGGGACGACCGCGTCGTTTGGTTTCTTCCATAACTAAATTTAAATTTATAACTATAATATACGAAAACTTATTTGAATTTCCTAATTCTATTATACATACTAGAAGGCACTTTCTTCTTTACGAACCATATAGTATTCGCTTATAGTGTCTTCTGATTTGAATTCAAGTTTCATTAGGCCCTGGTAGCTTAGGAATATAAAACCTTTATCTAAATCTTTATTTGCATGAAGTATATTTTTGAATATATCTGAATTGAATGGGATTTCAATTTTTTCTTGTTTGATTTTACCATACATTTGGTAGGTGATTTTGTTATTATGACCTTGCTCATCTCCAAATGTGAATACACACATATCATCATCATTCAAGTCTTTATCAACAGAAACTGTTAATAGACCAATTCCCGCTAAAGCAGATTTTGCTTTAACTAAATTGTCGACATGCTCTTTCTCAAGTGCAAGTACAGCATCCCATTCAGGTTCTGTTACAGCACCTACTTTACCAATTAATAAAGGATCAGCTAATGCATAAGTTAAGTTGAATGAGGCATCAGCAAATTTCATTTTAGTATAAACCGATTTACCTTTCTCTAACTCAAACATTAATTCACCTTGAGTAATACCTAATAGGTTCAATAGTTTTTTAGTATCAAAAATGGCTAATTCACTATCCTCAATATCAATATTGTTGTGAGTGATTTTACCTATTACCTCTTTTGAAATTGACATAAAGTCAATTGTAAGGGTTTTGTCTTTAATTTTCCACTTGACGGACTCGTTTTCGCCCAAGTAGTATTTGTTTATAACGCTTTGTAGAACTAATTTATTTACCACTTTATTTTGTTTTATCTATTTAAACCCCTTGACCAAATTTTTATTACCATGTTTCTTTTTGGTGATGTTGGTAATTTTGACCATCTATCAATCCATATTTTGATTTCATCTTTACTCATAATTTTATTTACCATATTATAAATGTATGAAATATTTTTTAAGTATCCTAGTTGAATGTAAAGAACTTTGCTTTAAACGGATTCAAATTGAAATCCCAACCAATATCATTGTACACGGTTTCTAATTTGTTTCGCATTACACTATCAAATAAACCATCTCTATCAATATACTTGTTGATCAATTCAGTAATATCATCTGGGTCATTATAGCCGTTGTATCCTATAGCATCAATCTGGTATGGGTTTGGTTTTAAATTGGCTATATACATTTTGTCTCCAATTGTAAATTCAGGGTACTTGATATTTAATTTCTTGTATCTCAAAAAATCGTTGTATCTAATAGCTGCTTTAGTGTTTACCGGACATTTCAATTTTAGTTTGGTAAACAATTCACCTGCCATAGGTCTACGCTCAATATATTCACCCATTTTCTTCAATCCAGTTGGTTTCAATAGCTTAATCCATTCAATTTCACCTACCATTTGTTTGAACTCCATTACATCTTTATCTATTTCGGTTTTTGGTTTACCAAATAGAATATTTTTGATCAGGTTTTCTCCAAAGTTTCTAAATAGAGGTGGGAAATTGGATTTCATAATGTCTAATCCCTTCATCTCTAGTTCCTCGATTTCAACACCTTCTTTGTTTACAATGTACATTGCATAACGGCGTTTACCAGACCAATATGCTTTTTCAGCGATTACCTCTTGTTTGAGTACAAAATGGTGTGCTTTGGTCATATTGAACAGATCCTGCGATATATTGTTCAGATTATCGTTTGCTACTGTTTGTAGTTCCTCAGTCAAAACAAGTAATCGATTAATTTTTTCCTTACGATCCTCGTAATTCAAATCTGGGTTTCTGTGTTTTAACAAGTCAGTTAACTCCATATAAAGTGAATCGGTATCAGAAGCGATTACAAATGTTCTAGGATCAATATCTAATTGTTCTGAAATATAGTCGTTTACAAATGCAATAGATTCTTTAGTTAAACGTTGTCCACTATTTGTAATGGCAGCAGAACATATTTTGAATCCATCTGTAAAACGCCATGAATTAATTGCATACGTACCGTATAATGCGTTTTGGAGGATTTTGAATGCCATTTGGTACAAGTCATATAGCTTGTAGTTTACCCAATCTTCTTCTTTACCTGCTGTTTTCTTAAGTGCTCTATAATGTTCTCGTTTATCAAACCAATCCTCTAGTACCTCACAAGCAATACTCTTTTGATCTGTTCTATAAAACGCTCCACTGGCTGAAATAGTCCAATTATTGTCTTCAATTAGTTTAATTAAAGCACCTACCGCTATTGTAGCATCTTTTAGAGCATAAGTAGATTTAACTAGCTTTTGTATGTGTATTTTCTCTTCCGGATCAAGTTTCTTTAGCTGTTCAAGTGAATTGTATTGCTCGTAATTGTTTTTTGTAACAATTCTACCTACTAGTGTTTCAACACCCAAATTCAATGATTTGATGATTGAAGGATATAGTGAGGTAAAATCGAGATCGGATACATCTGAATATAATCCAGGGATGGGATCAAGCAAATAACCACCTGCATAACTATCCTTTTTACGAATTGTTTTAGGGTAACGGTTAATGTATTTTCCTGCCATTGTTTTTACAACAATGTTATCTTTCTCAAAGCTATATACAGTACCTTCAATTGTTGGAGTACCCCGTTGATGTATAACATGATCACCGAGTTCAAGCTCTCTAATGGATGGATTCGTTGTAGTCGGTTTATTCGGTGCAATAATACCCTTGCGTTTTAAATACGTTAAAATCGCTCCCTCATTCAATGCTGTATTATAGTAGATTGATTCATATGGTGTATGACATAAGTGAGAGATCAAAACAGTTAATTCAATGAATTTCAATTTATCCTCTAATACCTCAATGATTTCAACATCTCGAATGTTATAGTCTATAAATTTGATTGGATCTTCTCTAAATAAAGTATCTAAACTACCATTATATTCAATCTTACCTAACTTAGCATATTTCAAACCAATATCACCTAACTTATATGATGGTTCTTCTTTGGCAATATATTTTTTTAACAATAACATATAATCCAAACTGTTAACTAATCCAATTCTGATTGGGTTGTTTGGTTGGGATAATGTTTCTGTAATTTTACCTACAGGGGATAAACGGTATACTTCATCTCCTAAACGTTTTTGCATTCTATAGTACAAATATGGAATATCAAAGAAATCACTGTTGTATCCTGCAACAATTGTAGGATCCATTTGTTCCCATTTGTTTAAGAATTTACGTAACAATGTATTCTCATCAGGGCAAGATATAATTACTTTACCATCTTGGTTTAAGTCCTTAATTGCACCTGCTTTATCTAAGATAAAACATATTTTTTCCTTAGTAGAAACATCAATCAAAGCAATTGCTGTAACCTCAGCATTAGCTTCTCTAATTGTTTGGGGTGTAAGTGCTCCTAAGATTTCTATCTCAATATCTAAATAAACAATATTGTGATAAGAGGGCATCTCATCAGTTTGATAATATAAATCTCTTAGGATTACCAGTTCACGATCAATGTCTTTTTCATAGACTTTAGGATCTTTTCTATCATATTTACCCTGGAATGGAGAACATCGATCACCAAATAGTGTTTCATGTTCTCCATCTTCATCGAGTCTATATAGAGTAGGCCAATATTGGAATTTGTGAATTCCTTTCTTATCGTCCCGTAGATAGTAATGATATTGATCTTCTCCCGGTAACCTGTTGTAAAAAACAGATTGGTACATAACTTTTATTTATTTTATTTAAAAAACTGTGTTAAATCAGGTCTAAAGTATTTAACGTTCTTCATGACTTTTTTGTCACATGTTCTATAGACGATATAATATGACCCAACCTTTTCATAGTGACATGGTTCACCCTGTTCTTTGGAACGTGTTTCAACAGTAGCTTGTGCATCTTCTTCACTTGTGCAAGCTTTGCTAAGATTCGACGCTTGTACCTCTTGGTATGCTTCCCATACTTTATCCTTAAGACCATGTAACATAGCACCGTTCCCCAATGAAACGTAGGTAATGTCACATAGAGCATCAAGAACTTCAACAATATTCCCTGTTTCACACGCATGTTTATATTCCTCCAATTCTTCTAAAATGAAATTATACACGAACATCCATTCTTTTTCATCCGGAATGGTCGGATTATAATTATTAGGTTTCCCCATTATTGCATTAAATTCCTCAACTTCTGATATAAATGGGACATAATTTTTATCTAGATCTTTAGGTTCATGGAATGTTACTGTAAATTCTTGAGGGTAAAAACCATCTTTTATCTGAGTAATATCTGCATTTAATCGTCTCCATTCCTCAACTACATCATCTCCAAATTCAATTTTAGACATCATAGAAAGATCTATGGCTTGAGCAGATAGTAATTTAATTAATTCGTCTTGTTTTTGTTCTAATTTTGTCATTTGTTTTCTATTAAATAATAATATAATCGTTCACTTGTTATGTTAACCCAAGTATTCACTCGTTGGTCATTGAAACTATCTTTCTTTTTAGGATCAATTAAAACCATAAGATTACCTCTCATTTCAGCTTGGATTAACTGTAGGATTTCCTCCTTAGATCTGGTGTCCGCCATTATTGATTTTTAGTGAATCAAAGAACTCTTTACGTGCTTCATTTCCATTTTCCATGAACACACCTGATGCTTTAGTTGTAACCATTGAAGCACCTTGGTGTTTAACACCTCTACAAGATACACAATTATGAGTTGCTACTACAGTAACAATTACACCTCTGTTTTTCTCACAAATTTTATCTACTGCTTGATGAATAGCTGCTGTTAATTGCTCTTGGATAGCTCCTCTACGTCCGAAATGCTCTACAATTCGGTTCAATTTGGATAAACCAATTACTCGACCTTCATCTCCAACAATATAACCAATATGTACAACTCCTCCAATTGTTTGGTGGTGATGTGAACACATTGAAGTTAATGGGATGTTTCTCTCAATTACTATACCATTATACCCATCTGAAGGGAATGATGTAATATCTGACATTGCTGTATATCTACCTGAAAATAGATCAAATACATAAGCTTTAGCTACACGTCTTGGTGTATTATCGGAGTTTGGATCATTTTCCCAATCAACACCTAGTGCTGTTAAAAATTTACCATAAGCCTCTTCGGCTTCATCAACCATTTTCCATTTTTGTTCTTCGGTAAGTGGGAATCCAGGTGCAACTCCATTCGCGAAACCTGTTTTGACACACTCTAAATCGGTGTGGTTTTTTCTACGTTTGTTTTCTGACATATAACTTTATTATTTTATATAAATGTATGAATAATCTTTGGGAACTCCAAGTTAAAATGAGGGGAGCGAATCAAAATCAATAATCTAGTCCGGGTTCAGAGAGATTTAAATTTATTGAAATGCGCGAGGATTGATGTTTTGAGTTTTTGAATTTTGATTTGGTATACCTTATCATTATCACTTATCCGCTATGTGGCTCATAGTTGAATTGTAAGAACATCGAAAATCAATTTCTCATCACTCCCTACTCAAATTAAATTTGTGTTGTTGCGTTATGAACGTCCAACTCAGCTTGAATTTCTTCAATTCTTGCTTCTAATGTTTGCACCATCGTATCAAGTTGGGCAATATTAATTTCTACTTCTTTTACAGATACTACTGAGCTGTATCGTGCTTCAGATTTTCCTTCTTCCGTTGGAATTTTTCTTAATTCCTTGATACGGTTTTTTAACTCAGCCATACGGAAAATTTTATCGTATACTGGAGCGTTTGCTAGGTGGATTTTGGTTTTTAACTCTGTTAATTCTAAAGTTAACTCAACTGCTTTATCCAATGCCGCCTGCACTGAGTAACGTCTAATATTCCCTTCTTCTTGGGAATTAAATTTTTGTGCAATTTGATATTGCTTTTTTAGTTCAATAACTAATTTGTTTTTTTGCTTTAATGCTTGAGATACATTCATGACTTTTATTTTTATTGTAATATACGAAATTTATTTATATTATCCAAGTTAGAGTGCGTAAATATATGGGAGATTTCTTTCTAATCCATTGTTATCTAATCCATAACCTACTACCCATTCATCCCTAATTATATGACCATAATGTAATCTATATTCTGGGAGTGGGGAGATATCTCTAGTTAAAAGAGTGATTGCTTCTATTTGTTTAGGTTGTTTTTGGGATAGATATTCTACAACAGCATCCATTGTGTTTCCAGTATCAAAGAAATCATCTACAACATAAACTATTTTATTTTTAATTGGTGTTTCAATGTCTTTTAAAATTTGAATATCACCTTGTTCATGTTTTCCAACATATGACTTTACTCTCATAAAATCACATTGTATAGGGGTTTTGATTTGTTTAGTTAAATCTGAAAAGAACATAAATCCACCTTTAAGTAGGCATATCATTACTATTTTTTCATTAGAAGAATGTCGAGCTGTAAGATCATCTGCTAAAATATTTACAGCGTTTTGGATTTGTTTTTCTGTTAAAATTATTTTCATAACTAGTCTTGTGTTGTAACTTTATCTATTTTGTATTGTTTCATATATCTTTTAATGAAACTTTTACCTATTCCTAAATCAACTATATCATATCCATCAGGAACTAAAGGGATATGTTTTCTGTTTGTGATTATAGCATCCAATTCAAAATTCACATATGTGTTTAAATAGTGTTTTTTACCAGATGGTTTTTTATAGACTACACAAGTTACAATTTTTTCAGATACAGGTCTACCTGCTCTTATAATTGGTTTCTTTGGTGCGATTTTTTTCGAAGGTCTGCCTCTTCCCATAACTTTAATTTTGGATAAAATATACAAAGGCCCCTTTTGAGGGCCTAGTTTTTTTATAAAATTTAGATATTAAAATCTAATTTGTAAATGCTCTTCGTTAACTCGGCAATTAATTAAACCATTATTATCAAATATATTCACATCAATTAATTTATAAACATCTGTATTTTTTAGTGTTGGTTTATAAGTATTATACAATGTAATTAATTCGGTTGCATCAACAACATCTTGAATTGATGATGACCTAATAGATTGAATTAGTTCAAGTTTAGAATTTTGGTCTTCTCCATTAAGGATTAAATGTTGTTCTTCTGTTATTGTAGGGTTTAAAATTTCTTTCCAAACTCCCTCTTCTTGTGATATATATCTTTTCATAATTTTTATAATGTTACTACAGAATTTGCATAATCAATACATAATACTATTTTTCCAGGAGAAGCCCCTGATAGGGTAAGTCCTCCAGTAATCATATCTGATCCATATAATTTACAGTAATATAAATATCCTTCTACGGGGCCAAATGAATTTGATTGGGCAGTACAATTAAATGCTGTTCCTGAAAAGTAATATCCACTATCTTTTGGGGTAAAACTATTAGTACCTGCTTTGCAATTAGTATATGTTCCTGTAGAGCCTTGGGTTCCAAATGAAAAATTTCCTCCTGTGCAGTTATTATATACTCCTGTAGAATTAAGGACTCCAAATGAGTTATTTCCTCCTGTACAATTTGTAAAGGTTCCTGAGCTAATATATCCACCGAAAGAATCAGTACCCGCTATACAATTTATAAATGTTCCAGGTGCTTCACCAATATAACCACCAAAAGAAAAATTACCACCTATACAATTTATAAATGTTCCACTAGCTACAGAATTTACCCCAAATGACTCATTCCCACCTACGCAAGTATCAAATGTTTGTGTTGTATTATATGTAGGTGTATCAAATGAAGATTTGGTACCACCTAAAGAAATAGCTCGTGATGTATTTAATCCTTTTAAATAAATATTACTTGCTGAGACTGTAATACCACTTAAGTAAACATCTGCATTTCCAGTTAAAGATTTAATATCAATATAATTTGTATTTATTACAAATTGTTTATTAGTTGCGTTTGTAAAATAATTACCTGGGGAAACTAAAATAGTGAATCTATTTGTAGCACTTAAAGCATTTCCATATGGAGTTGCTAATTTTGCAGCATCATAAGCTGCTTGTAATGATGTTCCATTTTCTGTAGGGGTGCCATCTGCCGCTACAAAGGAGTAACTTGTTCCATCAAGCCCTAAACTTTGAAGGAATAAAAGGTTGTCATCCATTTCTTGGATGGTTAATTTACGACCTGCTGGGTTTGGGCCATATTGTCTTGTAAGTAATTCCATGGTTTTTTAATAATGTTTTATTAATCTAAATAATCTTCTACATAATCATCTACAACATAACTGTTTTCTGTATCATCTTGAATTTGATTTGAAAATCTTGGCCCACCACCAGCTAACTGTTGAGCCATTATCATTTGTTGTTGTTGAATAAAATTTAAATTCTGCTCAAACAGTAATTGTTCACGCATATATTTATCTTTTATCTCCATAATGGGTAAACCAACATTATCTGGTCGATTTACATAATATTGCCAAGGTCCGGGATCGTTGGTGATAAGCATGTTTTTTATTATAAATATTAACCGTTGTAAGCAGAGCGAATTTCTTCTTTAGATTTTGCTCCCACCAATCTACGTTTTTCTACTCCATTTTCAATAACTAGTACTGTAGGTACAGAACGTACATTCCAAGTTGCTGCTGTTTGTGGAGAGGAATCTACATCAATAAATGTAATTGACATTTCTGTTTGTAAAGATTCCATTATTGGTTTAAAAGCTCTACATGGTCCACACCATGGAGC